AAGAGACTGCGCAACTTCCATCCCTCCTTTCTCAACAAGCAAATACTGGCTGAAGTCCGCAAGTAGGATATCGTATTTAGTTCCGAGGGTTGAACAGAACTCAACCGGAACTATAGGCAATCCAAGCATTGTTCCATAAGGAGCACCAACCATCTGACCGCCCGGCATAAATACCGGCTGTTGGCCGATTGTCATGAGCGGATACTGAGACAAGGTGTCCTGATTAACAAACCAGCAGGCCTTGCTCAAATTCCCATAAAAGCGGGTAAGCATCGTGGTGATGTTGGTCGCATTGATCGTGGCAGCTGTCTGACTGCCCACTTTGGCTACAGACACCGGCAGATCTGATGCAGTGATACCAAGACATTGGCCTACTCCGGTGCCCTGGAAGATCTCGTAATCCAGTTTGAAGGCAAACTGCTCTTCAAGGCATCTCTGAGCATAGGAGGCAAGGGCGGTGGCATCGCGAAGCATGCGGTTCGTCACGTAGATAAGGCCATACATATCCTCAACACGGAGTTCGCGCTCTTTCAGCGTGGCCTTGCCGGAGGAAACCATGGTTTGATATTCTGATTTCCGGTATACGTCAATACCGTTTCGTTTCTTGGTGGAACGGTCGCGGTCATCGGCGGCCAGGTAGCTAAAACTATCGGCATTAGGACCAATCGGCTGTCTGGTGCATCGGCTGGAGAATACACCGGTCTCGATGGCCGTTGTGATGATCTGGGAAGAGCGGTCGGTCTCTACAAGAAAACCTCCCTCGGAATCGATACCTGTGGATGCGCCGGCTGCGGCGTTGACAATCTTCTGAAAACGTTCACGGGCCTGCGGCGCGTCTCGGTCGTCAATGGTCATAGACCTGACATCGAGCAGCTGTTCACCGAGGTTCTTGTAGATACTCGGCTCGTTGACGATCTGGACACGTGCGGGTGCCTGAGCATTGACGGTGATAAAAGATGAATCTGAAAGCTGCTGAGCAGTCAGGTCCATTAACTTTTCATGTTTGGTGATATCGGCAGAGATTTTTTCTACATCTGCGTCAAGGGTGTCCCACTGCGAATTTTGCTCTTCGGTTCTTGAATCCAAAGCAAGCAACGCCTTCATTTCAGCGATTTTCTTGGCTTTGAGTTCGCGTAATTCCTGGATGGTCATGGCTCACGTTGCTCCTGTGTAAGGTCAACGCCGAGCCGAAAGGGGTGGGCGAAAAGTGTAGGTAGGGCAGGGAGATTTCCCGGACCTGTGTAAATTTACGACTTCATTTGCAACAAAGACCGGATCATACCGACAACATGTCGGTATACCTCCGGGAACAAATCTTTCAACCGTTCAATCATTTTTGCAAGCTCAAGAGTTTGTTCGGTCAATTCATCGCCTCTAAAAGTTGAAGTCGTTTCTCGAATTTGTCTCTATCGTATACAACTTCCGTTGTTTTTGCAATATTTTCTTTTAAAGTGTCAGGGGTTTTTTCATATGCAGACAAATTCCATGAATTTTCTACCGTTTCTCCGTCATAGATGCTGTCGATGAAGCCGTTTGCCAAAGCCTCATCAGCGGTCATCCATGTTTCATTTTTCATCATTTTTTGGATGTCGGAAACGTCCATGCCGCATTTTTTCTGGTAATCGTTAACGATACTTCCATCAATTTTATCGAGCAGATCTGCCATGGCCATCATTTCTCCTGAGTTTCCCATGCATAGACTCCAAGCCTGGTGAATCATAAAGAAAGATCCTTGCGCCATTTCAACCGTATTGGCAGCCAGGGCAACATAGGTAGCCGCTGAAGCGCATACGCCATCAATGTGGGCGATGATATTCTTTTTGCACTGAGAGAGCGCCGTTGCAATGGCCCGAGCCTCGAACACATCACCGCCCGGTGAGTTGATCCGCAGATGAAGAGTGTCAGCAGTGACCCCGGATAACTCCTGAATAAAATCCTTGGCGCTCAGACCATACCAGTCACCGATAGCATCATAGAGATACATCGTGGTTTCGTTCCCGGTTGTCTCCATCCGAACTTTTCCATTCTTCCTCTCGAAATTGTCCTTAAAAAGCTGCATCAATCTATTTCTGAACATTGGCGTCACCTCCTGCCGGTGGCTGTGGTTGTGTTTTTGTCGGAACAAATAAAATATCTCCTCCTTCTATCGGTGATCTGCCCTCATCTGCTCTGACCTCGTTCGGTGTCAGCCATCCAGGCTGCTGAGATGAGCCGATTGCCTTGCCAAAATATTCCGCCCGAGTCTTTGTGTCTCCACGGGTAAGCTCTGATTCGTCAAACTCCGCGCAGTACCCGGAATATTGGCCCCGGAAAAGTTTTTTCTCAATTTCCTGCTCGAAATCTGTAAAATGATTGTTCATCGTCAACTTGTTGAACCAAAGGAACATTTGTTCAACCCCTGACCCAAACGAGCTTGTTTTCTCTGTTTCACCAACCATAACCGGGGGAACTCCAAAAAATCGGCAGATATCTATGACGGAAAACTGCCGAGACTGAAGCAATTGAGCATCGTCAGCGTTCATTGACATGGTTTTTACGTCTCCACCCTCAGTCAAAATCAAAGGTTTATGGTGGTTCCTGCTGCCGGCATGCCTATTTGCAAGATGCTCCCGGAGTTTTTCTTGTGCGTCCGGACTCAATTTGTTTGGATACGACAGAGCAATCTGCGATACCATGCCGTTTTCGAATATTTTAGTTGCTGATTCCTCGGCCGAAAGAGCAAGTCCCATGGTTTGCGCCCCGGCCTGGATCGTAGAGAGCCCTTTCCATCCATCCCATCCGACATTAGGGATGTGCAGCATGTCATCCTGATCAATCAGACTCATCGATCCATCATCCCAGCTCACCCGGTAATATAGCCGGTATCTGTCGGCCTGATTTTTACCGTATAGGCTCAACTGCCAAGCCTGATAGGGGACAACACGGGGTGATCGCAAGGGCAGAAGTGACAAAGGTTTTCCGGATTTGGTGCGGAGTATGGCGGCATAAGCATTGCCATTTAGAACCTTCTGCATTGCCATCATTTTCCAGAATGTTGATGCTGTTACGTAATCATTTGGTTTTATCCCTAAAATTCCCTGTAGAGGGTGATTTTCAACCAGTTTTTGCGAGTCACCCGGCCCTTTTTGATAGATTTTAACCGGTGCCGACGACATAGCCCCGGAAATCAAGCCGACGCAGGCGAACACCGTGGAACATTTCATAGCCGTTTCCGGACTTACCGACCTGGGAAAATGGATGTCATCAAAAAACATCCGGTCAAAATCTGCGTTATCCGTGATCGTGATATCGTTTTTTATCGATTTTTCTTCGGTGTTTTTCTTTTTGAAAGGCCACATTTTTATAACTCCACGAATCCTTGGTTTCCTTCTTCTTCAACAGTTGCCTTTGCCCTGGCCATGGCCATTATCGCCGCCACCATCGGGTCAATTTTGCTCTTCACGTTCTCTTTCGAGGGGTAGTACAGTTTGTTCCGTGCCTCTTTCAGCACCACATTTCCGGCTGCCCACGCAAGGATAGGATCGCCGTTATGCAAGATGTTACCGGTTAGGTATTGCGCCTCAAATTCCTTCATGGGCTCGGACAATACCGCCGCGCTCTGCGTCATCTCGACCACGGGGCAAGACACCTGCTCTCGAATGGACTGCATGAGGTATTCAGCCTCGCGGGGATCGTAGATTATTTCTTCAACCTTGAGCGTGTCAACAATGCCGAGCAGGTCTTCTTCGAGATATGCATAATCCGTCCTTGCACCCGGCGTCCCGGTGAGCAATCCATCGAGCTGCCATTTCTGGTAGTGCTCATTTCCTGGTAGGTCGATTGTCTCTTGTGGCAGATAGTATTTTCCGAACAGATACCATGTGCCCTCGCTGTAAATGAGTTGCATCATGGCTGTCAGGTCTATCTTTGAGGCAAGATCTATACCGATCCAGCACTGACACCCGGAAAAGTTTTCCAGCTTCAATGATTCATCAGCGTTGGCGTTCCACTTCGCCATGTTGATCCAGCCGATACCGGAGTTCACCCACATGTTGAGGTGTTTGGTCTTGACGGTGTTCTGCAGGCTGGTCCTTTGGATTGCCTCGGCCAGTTTTCCACGGAGATATTCCTCAGAGACAGAGACCCCCATGTTTGGATTTGCCTTTTTCCAGATGTTGAAATCAGTCCAGTCGTCATCCGGATCTATGCCGTAAAGTTGAGCGAAAAACTTTTCATTCTGAAAAGATCCGTCCAGGACTTTGCAGGCGTAATCATCCAGATCTTTGCAGGGACTAGAGGTGTCCTTGCCGGCCGTGGTGATGATAAACTGCAGGGGCTCTTGCCGGGCACCCATGCCGGTATCCATACTGTCTACCTGGTCGCTTGTCTTGTGCTCATGATACTCGTCATGGATTGCACAGTATGGGGACTGACCCTCTCCGGGCTTGCCGATGATCCGCTTGAAAAAGGAAAGTCCGTCTTCCCGGAAAATAGATTGCACTGAAATCCGAATCCCGTATGCCTGCTTGAATCCCTTGGCACGTTCCGCCATGGCCTTTGCCGGCCGGAATACCTCATCTGCCTGATCTTCTGACGTTGCGCCACAGTAGACCTCACTCCCGGGCTCTGCTTCTATGGTGAGCATGGCCAGGCCGACCGGGGCGGCTATGCTCGTCTTGCCGTTCTTCCTCGGCACCCGGATATAAGCCCGGCGATACCGGCGCATGCCGTTAAAATCTTCCCATCCAAATAGATTGACAAAGATGAATGACTGCCACGGTTCAAGAATCAATGGGGTGCCTGACCACTTCCCTTTGACGTGCGGCATGAGTTCGACAAAATCACAAAAACGCTCTGCCCTGTTGCGGTTCAGATGGTACGGGAAGTCTTTTTTCTCAAGGTTGTCAAGAAAGCGCTGGCAGGAAAGAATGGTGAATCGGCACGCGGGTATTTTACCGATAACAATGTCCTTCGCGTATTTGGTGGCGCGTCGGCAATGCGGGTGAGTGCGGCGTTTTTTGATGTCTCGGTTCAAAGTCCACCGAATCCTTGTTTTTTATCCGGCTCTTTCTTCTTTCCGCCAACCTTTAGGATTGAGGAAGGGGTGAATCCGAACTCAGAACACAGGCTTTGCAGGTGCCGCATGGCCTCATTACGCTGACCGACTGCCGGGTTCGCCCGACTGCCGGTAATTCCAAGAATGGTCCTGCCAAGATCACGGATACATTTCGTGCAATCATCAATCTCGATGACTCGGGTAACGATCATGGCCATAATCATGGAATAAGAATCCGAGTTCAGACCGATCTCTTCCGCCTTACCCCGAAGAACATCAAACAGCTCCAGGCCTTCCGTCTCAAGCCAGAAAGGGGCTTCCATTCCCTGCTTTGATTGTACCTCTGCGGATGATTTCGGATTCCTGCAGCGTTGTCTGGTTCCCTTGGCTTCTTTGATAGATATCGGAACTTGCTTTCTTCCTTGCATCACTCACCCCTCGCGGTCTTCATGTTATGACATCTACGGCACAAACCCTGCCAATTTGATTCTTGCCAGAACGATTCCTGGTTTCCACGATGAGCGAAGATGTGGTCAACCATGGTTGCCGGGACCACTCTGCCTCGATTGCCGCATTCAACGCACAACGGATTTTCTCGCAGGTATCCGGATCGAGCTTTACGCCATCGTTCACCGTATCCACGTTCAAAACTTGACCCGCGCCGGTCATCTGATAATTTTCGGCGTGATGCAATTCGCGATTTCTCTTTTTCTTCAGCATATTCTTGATGCTCCGTGCAATATCCGTTTGCGCTCTGATGGAGATGATTACACCCTGCCTTTCGGCATGGCTTGTGTGGTCGCGCTGGCATAATTTAAAGTGTAACATTACATTTTTATTTTATCAAGTTGAAAATCCGCACGAAAATGCACGTGCAACAATTTTAT